ATAGTTTCAAAAAAATAAGGGGCGGGCAGTAACCCGCCCCGTGGCAACAAACAGAAAACACGCAATTAGTCACCGCCACCCTCACCGCCACCGTTACCGCCACCCTCACCGCCACCGTTACCGCCACCGTTACTCGGATCCGGAGTTGGAGTCGTGGAATCCAAGTCTGGGGTTTTGCTGAAAGCGTAAGGGTTCTTCAGGGCTACATCAGCAAGCTTGTTGAAGGTCAAAACAATCTGGCCGTTACTTGCCAAGGTGTACTTGTCGACAATCAGTTCGCTCATTCCGTAGTCTGCTACGTGGATGAACGACGGGTCGCCATACAGTACATACTTTTCGTGCTCTGGGTCTTCGAACAAAGTCGAGAAGAAGAAATCTTCACCGTCGCATGTCACGCCCCTGTCTGCTTCAAGCAGTTTGGCAAGGAAAATGCCAGACCCTGCGTCAACAGGCGTTCCGGCAGCCTCAAAGAAAGTTTTACGAGGAGCAAAGAAAGCCCCGTCCATTTCAATTTCGGCGGCAGCACGCAAGGCATCAAATCCTGCTTTGGTGATAGCTCCGCTGACGGTGGCTTGTGCGCCTGCCAAGATTTTGGCGTACACCTCTGCGGTGATAGCCCTATCGGCAGCCTTGTTCAGATCATCAACAATCTTTTGGAAATAGTCTGCCGATGCACTGGCCAGGGTTTCCAAAGTCAAAACCTTTTGAGCTGAAAACCTGCGAGGCTTTACAAGTGTACCGGTGGGAGTCAACGTGTCCTTTGTCACGCTCGCCAGCTCAGCCAGCTTTGCTCCAACTATCGGGGATTGATAAGGCAACTCATAAGTACCTTGAGCTGCAGGATTCAAGTCAACCCCCATACGTGCCCATAACGGAGCCTTGCCAAGGATTGACAACTCTGCTACCCCTTTAGGGATTACTTTGGCCATTGCGGTAGTATCACCATCGGCAGCAGCACGGGTGATAGCTATCTCAGCCATACCCTTCTCTAACAGCCTGTCACGGGCAACAAGTAAACTCGGCCGCCCGTGTACTGCGGGATTAGCCCCGCTTCTTTTCACTTCCATTCTTTTTGTTTTTTGGGTTAAACTTCTTTCAGCCTCTACACGGGGCTCGGCAATCTCATCTTCGTCCTCATCCTCTGCAGGTGCTTCGGTGAGTTCTTCTTCTGGGGTTTCATCCAAGGTCTCCTCCCTTGTTTCCTCGGTAGTTTCCTCGGAGGTCTCCTCCCTGATTTCGTCCTTTTCGGGCTCCTCTCGGATGCCCTCTTTCTTTTCGTCTTTCATAAACTCTCGAATTATATTAGTATTAGGATATGCGGCATTGTCAACTATTGACACATCCCGCAAGAGTGATATTTTCTTAATAGTGCGAACCATACCCTCACCCTCGTCGGCATCGCTCCAGTCAGTGACTAAACCGATGAATGAACACTCGAATAGGTCACCACGCTTCACCAACTCAACAACATCTCGATGTAGCTGAGTGTTGCCCAGTGTAACAGTAGCAAGAAGGCCATACTCATCAATCTTTAATGTCAGGGTTCCGGCCTTGGTACGACCAAGTATCTTCGTTTTGTCGTGGAAGAGAGTAGCAACCACATTGCTCAAATCTGCCCCATCGAGTGCGCCCGTTAGGATGCGCTCGCGGAACGCTACGCCATCCTCCCATAATTCCCTACTCAACTGGTCGAACACAATAGCATAGAAGCTCAGATAAGCCTGTTCACCGGCTTCCCTTATGATTATCTTATTGTCCATTTCGTACTACGTTTAATTCTCTTAATATACTTCTAATCGAATCCAAATCGTTATCGCTAAGTGCCTTATCAATAACAGGGCTATCTTTCTTAAGCTGCGAAAACTCGGTGTACCTTTCGAGCGGTATGTACTGAGCCTGTGTATAGTGATACTTACCGAACTCTGCGTCTATTCCCTCAAAGCCCAACCGTCTATTTGCTTGGTCAGGAGTCATTAGTCCATTGTTTACTGCAGTCTTAAAAGCGTTTATCTTTCCGGTGAAAGTAGCTTCAAGTAGTACATCCAAATCGAACTCTACGTGTATACCTTTCCGTCGCTCCGCAGGTGTCAGCATTTTGAACTCCAATTCGTGCTTATAGGCATTAGCTATATTCGCAATAGTTCCACTAACAAATACAGCGGTTTGCTCCTCCACATTCTGCTGGCTATCGTTATTTGATAGCATCCAGTTGGGTATCTGATACACGCTTGTAATCGTATCACGGGTAAATTCAAGCGTCTGGATTAGCTCAGCATCGGCAAAGTGCACGGCAAGCGGTGTGATTTTCTCGCCAAGCGGCAGGTGTATAGTACCCCCGGCATTGTCAGGTCCAGCGTAAGTATCGGCAAACTGCTTCCGGTCAGCTACAACCTGCTGGTAAGTAGCTCCGGTGGGCACGGTGGTTTCAATAGCGTAACGCTGCATCGCGCCGTTACGATAGAAAGCCGACACGGTAGCTGTAGCATTCTGCATCAGCTGATGTGTAGCAAAAGCAGCAGACAATGGAGATAAGCCAAACACCCCATCAGCACTCACGCCCCGAAAGTGCAATAGCTTCCGTGCGTTTACCATCCTACTCCTATCAATACGCCGGTCGTTGGGGTCGCTAAACGGTTGTATTTCGTAGGTCAGGCCGTTATTGTCAATGTAGTAGTTGACTACTTCACGGGCAGGGATATATTCCAGCCCATTCTCCTTGATTTCAAAAAAGGAGTTACCGTATGCGTTGCGGTCCCACTCCGAAGTCGAGCGAGCCGTTTGCGGGTTCATCCAATTCGACGGAGCGAAATTCCATAGGTCGGAAATGCGGTGCGGTATTGTTTTACCGTTCGCATCCTTTACCATCACAGGCACTCGTGAAAAGTAATCCGAAAGGATTTTTATGCACGTATAAAGCACCGTAGTGTTATCGGCGGATACGGGAGCATCCTGCCCGTCAATACCGTAGCGTACGTGTGTCCCCGTACCCGATAAGCCCCTAAGTGATACAAATAAATCCCATATATTCATAACAAAAAGCTATATATCATCAAAGGTATAACATTTTTTATCACATAGCAAGTCTTTATATTATTCGTCCATAAAATTAATTTCGTCATACTCCTGATTCATATATACAGCCAGCGCAACAACGGTGCTTATAATGCTGTCGATAGGATTTAGCTGATCATCCTTGGATATGCGGATGAGGTTGGAAGTCTTTGAAAACTTCAATCTGGCGTTAGCGTTGCAGTACCTTAGCACCGGGTTCTGCCCCAGTTCTATCTTTTTGTTGAGGACCAAGTATTCAAAGTACTTCGACGGCGGGCTCATCACGCTCATGCTCTGAGGCACGGGCACTATCGGAATGTGTGACAGTTCTAAGTTGCCCTTCAGCTTCGCCCGCAATTCGTGTGCTGAAAATGGGTCGTAGCCCACGGCCTGCACATCATAGTTTTGGAAAAACGTCAGCAGCCTGTTGTACACATCGTCGTAATCAATGCGGTCAGGGTGTTCGATGATATAGCCCTGTTCGATCCAGTCCGACAAGTCTACCCCGTTAGCACGCACACGCTTATCAGGCCTACTGCCGGGAAAGAAGTGTAAGGGGATAACGTGGAGAACCTTTGTCTTCGGATGCTCAACAAGAGCGGTAGCAGCCGTAAGGTCGACGCTATTCGACAGGTCCAACCCTATCCAGCACCTACCTCCTATCAATTCGGCTTCATCGAAAGGATTACAGCACAGGACAAAATCGTCATCTTTAATAAATGGGTCGTCAGCATCTGCCTGAAATAGATTGCAGTTCTTAACCAAAAAGTGCTTCCAGCTTGAGGGCAACAATTTAGCTTTATCACGCATCTGCTCTAAGCGCTCGACAGATACGGCAATACCAAGACCGGGATTCGCCTTTTCAAGTACAGCCACGTCGCCCATTGCCTCCTCCTCGCTGTCAAGTTCGTAGAGTGCGTAAAACGTATGGTCGTCCTCTACCTTCCCATCAAGCACCTTCTTCCCAAGCTCTACCTGTGTGTGTAACGGGAAGCCTACCGTCAAAAACCCTGCGGTTGTAACTGTCAGAAAGAGGGGGTTGTGACGTGCACCCATACCGGTGATAATTACCTCTTTCAGCTTATCGGTGACAAAGGCGTGAGCTTCATCGTACAAGCAAAACGACGGGTTACTACCGTCAGCCCTCTCTGCCTGCTGTTCGGATAACTGGGTCAGCGTGTGCATACTCTCTCCGTCATCATATCGCAATTCATCACGATAGCCCTTAATCCTTCTTTTCAGGGCTGGGCTATTTCGAATAATCAGCTTCGCATAGTCCATCAGCTGCTGAGCCTGCTTTTGCACCGTAGCAGCACCGAAAGATTGACTTTGCATCCCGCCGTACTTAGTCAAGAAGATCAAGGCAAGGGCAGCCCCGAACATCGTCTTCCCGGATTTACGAGATACGAAAATAAGGGCTTCGACAAATAGACGCTTCCCGTTTTCGGGGTCAATAGTCCCGAACAGGTTGAGCAAAATCCAGCATTGCCATGGTGCAGGCAGAAACTGAGTAGGCCTGTCTTTTACGGGGATATACATGTGGTAAAACAAAGCAGCCACCCGGCGCAATTCCGCCTCCGAGTAGCTGTACTTTTTGCGAAGCTCCTTGCTACGCTTCACCGCCTTCTTCAGGTAATTACAAGCCACAATCCTCCCGGACTCCACGCCTTCCTCGTAATCAAAGGCACGAGTAACCACCTCGCTCTGGAAGGCGGCAATATCTTTTATTAAGCGTAACGGTTTCAAATGTCGTCAAATCCATCTGTGTCCTCTTTCGCTTCGGCCTTTGCGCTCTTGGGAGTTATTTTCAACATATCGGCGTAAAAGCGCCATTCACGAAATAGGGCGGATAAAAAATCAACTGACGGGTTCTTCTTGCTCCCCCTGCTGCTTTTAATATTTATCCCTTCCTCAAGTATGCTGCGGCGGGATACTTCGATAAGTTCTTCAATCTCGAATAACTTATTCACAGCCATGTCAAAGCCCTTTTCCCAAAGCCCACGGCTTTTCAAATACTTGACCAACTGTGTCTTGGTCATCCCCTTTACCCGTGCTGCCGGGTCTGCTGGTTTACGTCCCATAACTGTCTGCCTATTTTTTGTAACGAAATCAAATATTTTGTGTGCGAGAT